AAGAAGTCAAAGACACCATGTCAACACGCAAGATGGACGCAGATGAAATAAACGCTGCCCGTATCAAGCGTGGTGATTATGTCGGTGAACCTTATGTCGCTGGTCGTCTTTGCGCACAGCTTGTCAAAAAAGGGCTAGTGACCAGAGAGGACATCAAACCGTACCGAGAAGCGTTCTATGCGCAGATGAAAGAAATGTACGGCACAGAGAAAGCAAAGGAATACTTTGTTAAGAAAGACGCAGAATTCCAAGAAGCAAGTTGATTGGTTCTGTAACTGTGTTACCCTTTCAATGTACTCATGTACGTTTATTGCTCCCCAACTGCCCCTTCGGGGGCGCATTTTTCGGAGGTGTTTATGTCCGACAATATGAGCCTTGAACTGTCGGACGAAGCCGATACAACAGAAATCGCAGCTTACTTTGCGGCAATCATGGACGCATATGGCATGAGACCAGTGGATGCAACTGCGGCAATGCTTTTAGCCTTCATGATGGTGTATGAAGAACAGGAAACGGTGCATTGAACAAACGCACACAAGTTTTAGCTGACGCTGACAAGCTGATTAACGGCGACCGTCAGGAACAGTATGGAACACCGAAGGCAAACTTCGGTCGTATCTCGGCAATGTGGACTGCCTATTTAGGGGTCGACATATCGCCAGATGACGTTGCGGTCTGCATGGCCTTATTAAAGGCATGTAGGCTGTCCAACGAAAAGCATTGGGATGGCTTCGTTGATGGGGCCGCATATTTCGCATTGGCAGCGGAACTAGCAGACACCTAGACAAGGCCTTTGTAAACTTGTATGTTCATTGTGGATATACAGAAAGGGCGCACCCATGAACGATGGACGGTCTTGGCCTGCCGACAAGGTTGAACGCAGACATATAAACAGCATTGTGCCATATGCACGAAACAGCCGCACCCACAGCGACGAACAGGTTGCACAGATTGCGGCAAGCATCAAAGAGTGGGGATTTACAAACCCGATCTTAATTGACGTTGATGGCGAAATAATCGCGGGTCACGGTCGCTTGATGGCAGCGCAAAAGCTGGGGCTGACCGAAGTTCCTTGCATTACCGCCGTGGGGTGGACAGACGCACAAAAGAAAGCATACGTCATTGCCGACAATAAGCTGGCATTAAACGCTGGTTGGGATGATGAAATGCTGGCGGTCGAATTTGGTGAATTAAAAGAACTGGATTTTGACATCAGCTTAACGGGCTTCGATGCCGACGAACTTGCTAACCTATTGAAAGAACCCGAAAAAGAGGGTTTGACCGACGAAGATGATGTTCCAGAGGCACCAGAGGTTCCAGTAACGGTCGACGGCGACGTTTGGATATTGGGTCGGCATCGTTTGATGTGTGGCGATAGTTCAAGTATCGACGCTGTTGAGAAGTTGATGGATGGGTCTATTCCGAATGCTGTCATCACTGACCCCCCTTATGGTATCGGCATAGACGGCCAGAAGAAATCAGTCAGTGCAAACCCAAAACATAACAGGAAATACCACGAAAAAAAGGGATGGGACGCAGAGCGCCCTGATGCTTCAATCTTTGTATATATTGTTGCGCTTGGCGTTCCCGCTGTAATATGGGGCGGAAACTATTTTGCGGACCTCTTGCCCGCAACGCGCGGATGGCTTTATTGGAGCAAAGGTCAGGACGGCTTAACAATGAGTGATGGTGAACTTGCTTGGACAACAGAAGATAGACCGCTTCGCAGCAAGACGGTCAACCGATCTGCCCTAAAGGGAAGTGTCCACCCGACGCAAAAGCCCACAGAAATTATAGAGTTTTCCGCTGAATATTTGTCAGTTCCTCAGAAAGGGGCAATTCTTGATCTGTTTTCTGGCAGTGGAACGCTTTGTATTGTTTGCGAAAAGACTGACCGTCGCGCTTTTATGATGGAACGTGATACTGGATACTGCGATGTAATCATCAAACGCTGGCAAGACTTCACAGGCGAACAAGCAACGCTTGAAGCCACTGGGCAAACCTATGACGAACTTAAATCTGAACGGGTGGCGGCATGACTGACAAGAAAAACAAAGGCGGTCGCCCACCTGTTGTATTAACCAAAGAACAAAAGGCCGAAGTGGAAACGCTTGCGGCGGTTCTTAGCAGTGAACAAATAGCTGATTACTTTGGTATTGGTCGAACAACATGGTTTGCAATCCTTGAACGCGACCCAGAAGTTTCCGAACTGTATAAAAAGGGTCGGGCAAAAGCTGTTGGGTTCGTAGCGCAAAATCTAATCCAAAAAGCACGGGGTGGTGACCTGGGCGCACAGATATTCTATTTGAAAACCCAAGCGGGTTGGAAAGAAACGCAAAAGGTCGAAGGTGCTGGCGACAGCGGTGAACACGTTATTGCGTATAAGTGGTTAGACGATGACGACGAGGACGATTAAATATAGGCCGCGCAAGCAAGCCAAGGCATATCACAAGCGCACAGAACGGTTCGCCGTTATTGTTGCACATCGACGCTTTGGCAAAACGGTTGCGGCTATTAACGATTTAATCAAAGACGCATTGACGATCCCGCGCAAGAATGTTCGCGTTGCTTACATTGCACCATATTACCGTCAGGCCAAGGCAATTGCGTGGGATTACTTGCGTGAATATACAGCCGACATCGAAGGGGTTGAAATAAACGCGTCTGAACTGCGTATTGATTTCCCAAACGGCGCACGCATTCGATTGTTTGGTGCGGATAACTATGACGCAATGCGCGGTTTGTATTTCGACAGCGTTGTATTGGATGAACCCGCCGACTTCCCTGCATCTGCATGGCCCACAGTAATTCGACCAGCATTAGCAGACCGCAAAGGCCGCGCCACGTTCATTGGGACACCCAAGGGCAAGAATGATTTCTGGGAAACGTACAACAACGCCAAAAGCGACCCAAACTGGTTTTGCGCCATGTATAAGGCCAGCGAAACAGAAATACTTGATGCAGACGAACTTGAAGAAGCCAAGCGCACAATGGGCGAAGATAGATACGAACAGGAATTTGAATGTTCGTTCGAAGCCGCAATCCAAGGTGCTTATTACGCAATGGAAATGAAAAAGGCCAAAGAGGAAAAGCGCATTACCCGCGTGCCATACGATCCTGGCGTTGGCGTTGTTACCGCATGGGATTTGGGTATTGGTGACAGTACAGCTATTTGGTTTGCGCAATACGTTGGTCAGGAAATCCGAATTATCGACTACTATGAAAACAGCGGGGTCGGGCTTGACCATTACGCCAAGATGCTTAACCAGAAAAGCTATGTGTATGAACAACACATCTTGCCGCACGATGTTCAGGTCAAGGAACTAGGCACTGGCAAAAGCCGCATGGAAACGCTTGGTGCGCTGGGCGTAAACAACATTGAAGTTGCGCCAAGGTTGGGCGTTGAGGATGGCATTCAAGCTGCGCGGTCTATGCTAAACCGTTGCTGGTTCGATGAAGAAAAGTGCGAACGTGGCGTTGAAGCATTGTTGCAATATCGTCGTGAGTTTGACGAAAAGCTAAAAACGTGGCGTGGTCGACCGCTGCACGATTGGACTTCACACGGTGCCGATGCGTTCCGATATTTAGCCGTTGGTCACAAGCCGACAATGGAATGGGGCGCACCTATCAAGCGAAACTTACGCGGAATTGCTTGACGCACAGGCTTGTGTTATAGTCCCATTAACCAAAGGGGATTTATCATGAAAACTGGCAAGTATTCATCCGCAGCGTCATTCAAACCTTGCAAGGGTTGCCCAACGCCAGGCAAGTGCGCAATGGCTGGTAAGTGTTTAGCAAAGGGTAAGTAATGCCGCTTATTCAAGGTCACACGCAGAAAAGCATTTCCGAAAACATTCGTCGCTTGATTAAGGAAGGCAAAAGCCAAGCCCAAGCAAAAGCGATTGCGATGGCGACCGCAAAGCGAGCAAAGCAAAAGGCAAAGAAAAATGGACGGTAAATATCTTAGCTTGATTGATATGATTGACGGTGGCGGTGCTGGTCGTGCCGGCGATACATTTCAGGGCGGCGGTATTCTTAGCGCATTAGCAAACGCATTAGCCCGTCCATACGGATATGAAGACCGTCTGCGTGACCGCAAGAACAACACAGGTCGTGCAATCATGACTGCGATTGACAGCTTGCGTTCTTCGCCACGTCCACAAATGCGAGCAAGCGAACCAGTCGGGCCAAGCATCAACCCTGCAAACGCATATGTTCCCACGCCACCATCGGCAATGGATATGCCATACAATCAATCAATGGGCATTGAAGGCTACAACATGCCAATGTCGCAAGATGTTATTGACCTTCCAGAGATTAGCGTTCGTGGCAATGTCGAAGGTAGCGGCATGACCCCAGTCGATGCTTACGACCCAGAGTTCCAGAACTTTGTGAACATCCAGCGCGAATTGGAAACCGAATACGGTATGGCCCCTGCGTCTATCGAACAAATCCGCGACATGTTTATGACTGCAAAAAGTCGGGGTTATTTCTAATGGCAAAAGACCCGCGTTTATCCCGTGTGGGCGTTGAAGGTTTCAACAAGCCAAAGCGCACGCCAAGCCACCCAACCAAGTCACATGTTGTCGTCGCTAAAGAAGGCGACAAGGTAAAGACTATTCGGTTTGGGCAGCAAGGGGTGAAAGGTGCTGGGTCAAGCCCAAAGACAGCAAGTGAAAAGGCGCGTCAGAAATCCTTCAAAGCGCGTCATGCACAGAACATAGCCAAAGGCAAAATGTCTGCGGCGTATTGGGCCGATAAGGTCAAGTGGTGAATTAAATGGCTATTACAACATATGCAGAACTAAAAACGGCAATCGCCAACTGGTTAAACCGCGACGACCTTGCTGCGGTTATTCCTGATTTCATTTCGCTGGCAGAAGCCGACATTAACCGCAAGCTGCGTCATTACAAAATGATTGAGCGTGTCGATGCAACGCTAGACAGCCGTTACGTTCAGGTTCCAAACGATTGGCTTGAAACAGTTCGGTTTAACTTGACAGCATCCGCAACGGTTCGCCTGGACTTTGTTGGCCCTGAAGATATGTTGGAAAAGCGTGAACTTAACAACGACACAACTGGCGTGCCTCGTTATTACACGCAAATGGGTGAAGCCATTGAAGTATTCCCAACCCCTGCGGCAGAATACCCAATGCAGCTGGCGTATTATTCAAAAATCCCATCATTAAGCGATAGCACGACATACAACTGGTTGCTGCAAGATGAGCCTGACGTTTACTTGTATGGCGCACTGATGCAATCGGCACCGTATTTGCTGGATGACGCGCGAACCCAAACATGGGCAAGCCTATATCAAAACGGCCTTGCTTCGCTGCAAAAAGCATCTGATGACACACGATTTGGTGGTTCTGGTCGCAGAATTATCATATCTAGTTATTGAACGAAAAATGGTGTATATTGCACCTAGATATATCTAACGGAGAAATCCATGTCCTTTACAAACACATACGAAAACCACGTTATGAAATATGTGTTCACTGGTGATGCAGTGACACGTCCGACTGCGTGGTATATCGCCCTGTTCACATCTGATCCCACTGATACTGGCGCGGCTGGTACAGAAGTATCGACAGGCACAGGCTATGCACGCACAGCGGCTACTTTCTCAGTGACAAACGACACTGCGACAAACACAGCGGCTGTTGAGTTTCCCGCAGCATCTGGCGGCAACTGGGGTACAATCTCGCACATCGGCGTTATGACTGCATCAACTGCGGGTGACATGATTGTTCACTCAGCTTTGGATGTAGCCAAGGCAATCAATGATGGTGACGTGTTCCGCATTCCAACTGGTGATCTGGATATTACGCTAGACTAATGGCTGTTTACCGCGCATATTACGGCGATGCTTTATATGGTCAGGATACCTTTGGTCTTTCTGGCTCTATAACTGATGGCGCAACCATCATCATCCCTAATGCGGTAACAACAGTAAGCGCGGTAAAGGCACGCAGCGGTTCTGCTACAGCAACGCCTTCTGTGAGCGTCACAGCTAACGCCCAGCGCATACATTCTGGATCATCTAGTGACACATCATCCGCAAGCGTTTCAGCGTCTGCGGTGCGATCTCAGCCATTTAGCGCGTCTGTCAGTGCGACATCAACAATGTCTGGTGGCGGTGGCATTATCAAAGATGGTGCGGTTACAGCTTCACTGCAAAACGTGTTTGTTTCTGTTGCGGAGACTTACCCTGAAACAGAAGGCTATCGCAGCGGATATGGTCTGCGCACATACGGCACAAACATCTACGGCGAAAATCATTCTATCGAGGATGGTTCTGCCACGATTACCCCGTCACTGGCGGTTACGGCAAATGGTCAACGTGTTGTAGATGTAAGTCTAACCATTGCGGCATCATCAACATTTACGTCTAACGGCGTAATTGATATTGTTGGTCGCGCGACGATAAACGCAACATTGACTGTTGATCCATTCTACAACCGTGTTCGGTTAATGTCTGCGTCTGACAGTGTTGCTTTGACAACTACCGTGTCGGCAAGGTATAAGTGGTTAGATAGTGCCGATCCGACAACTATTTGGACTGATGCACCCGATCCTAGTGATACATGGACGGATGCTGATTACTTAGAAAGGGCCGCATAATGGCGACTACAACAACAACATACAGCTTTCAAAAGCCGACCGTTGGTGGTGACGAGGACGCTTGGGGCGGCTATCTGAACGGCAACTGGGATGCTATTGACGGTTTGCTGGACGGAACTACGCCCGTAACTGGCATTAACATTACATCTGGCACAGCATCATTCAGCACTTTGGCTGTAACAGGCACAGGCGCGGTTCAGCTTTCCTCTGGTACAACAGCGCAGCGCCCTACGCCATCCAATGGTATGATCCGCTACAACTCTGACGATGCGCAGTTTGAAGGCTATGCTGATGGCGAGTGGGGTGCAATTGCTGGTGGCGGCGGTGATACGCAAACAGCCACAACAACAAGCACAACTGAAACTGCCATTGCGTCTTATGCTGCTGCAACATCATTGGGCATTGAGATTACGGTGGTTGCGACTGACACGGTTGCAACTGAGCGCACTATTACTAAGCTGCTGGTAACGCATGATGGCACTACCGCTGTTGCGACACAGTATGGGGAAGTAAACACTGCAACTGCTGTTTCATCCTATGATGTTGATATTTCTGGCGGTAATGTGCGTTTGCTGGCAACTGCTGCGTCAGCCAACTCAACTAACTTTACAGCGAGTGCATCCATCCTAGCGTAAAACATCCAGCCAAGTGGAAGGTGAAGCATGGCAAACAATAAAGATTTCAAAGTAAAGAACGGTATCCAGCCCACAGCATATCATGAGGGCTTGGGTACTGTTACGTCTGGTAGTGCTGGGTATAGTCTGGCTAGTGCTAGTTATAATAGTAAGAGTTTCAGCACTGCAACGCAAGACACAAGCCCCTCTGATTTAGCGTTTAAGTCAGATGGTTCAAAGATGTATATCATGGGGCAAACGAACGAAACTTTGTATCAGTATTCACTGTCTACAAATTGGGACATATCCACAGCTTCATATGATAGTGTCTCATTCCTATTAACATCTCAAACAACGTCTGTTTTGAGTATGCACTTTAAGCCAGATGGTACTAAAGTGTACTTATCGTCAGCTTCACCAAATGATGAAGTTTTGCAATACTCACTAAGTACGGCTTGGGATTTAAGTACGATAAGTTACGACAGCAAAAGTTTTAGTGTTGCCTCTCAATCTACATCACCATTTGGCCTTCACTTCAAAACAGATGGTACAAAGATGTACGTTCTGTCTGCTGCACCAAATGATACACTTTTCCAGTACTCTTTGAGTACGGCTTGGGACGTGTCCACAGCAAGTTACGACAGTGTGTCACTTGATGTAAGTTCTGTTGTGCCCTCTCCGTATGGCTTAGACTTTAACGCAGATGGGACTAAATTATATGTTGTGGACATTGCTCTTGGTGAAGCTATGTACCAATATAGCTTAACTACCGCATGGGACATTAGTACCGCTTCATATGACAGCATTAGTTTTACGTTTTCATCGGAGGACGCTAATCCAAGGTCGGCTGTGTTCGGCGATAACGGAACTAAGTTGTACATGGGTGGGTTGCAAAATGACAGTATCTACCAATACTCCACAACCTTAACCACCGCCACCCTAGACCTATCCACTGGCTCAGTCTTTGAGATCACCCCAACGTCTGACATTCAGATTGGCTTAAGCAACCCTGCTGATAGTGGTACTGTTAGTCAGGCTACGTTGTTGTTGGGGGCAAGCGGCACAGCCTACACAGTAACCTACGACAGCACATTACAGTGGGGCGGTGGCGCTGCGCCAGACAGCCCAGCGGCTAATGAAACAGATGTACTAACATTCAGCACCCGTGATGGCGGCACAACCTACCAAGCAGCAATAGCAATAGATGGGGCAGTATAATGGCTAACAACAAGGATTTCATCGTAAAGAATGCTGTTGAGGTTGGCGGTGCTACCAAGGTCACGCTGGGCGATGCTGCGGCTGCGGGGAGTTATACGCAGGGGTATGACCTGAGTGTTGCGGCGTATGATAGTGTTAGTTTTAGTGTGGCGGCACAAGAGACATTGCCACAGGGTATGGACTTTAAGCCTGATGGCACGATTATGTATATAATTGGGTCTGATACCGACAGGGTTAAGCAGTATACGCTATCAACTGCGTGGGACTTAACGACAGCAAGTTATGCTTCCAAAGACTTTTCTGTATCAGGTCAGTCAACTGTGCCGCAAGGGATGGCTATTAGCACAGATGGAACAAAATTATATGTGGTTGGCGACACTGGCGATAGAATTATACAATACACATTAAGCACTGCTTGGGATATTTCTACGGCATCTTATACACAACGTGTAGATGTTTCCGCACAAAGCCCTATTCCAACAGACGTACACTTTAAGCCTGATGGCACTAAAATGTACATTGTTGAAAGTAACGGGGATCAAGTTGAGGAGTATGACCTAAGTACAGCTTGGGATATTTCCACAATAACCCACAATCAAAGTCTAAGCATTAGCAGTGAAGATACTTCTCCAATCGCATTAACATTTAACTCTGACGGGACTAAGATGTTTATGATGGGGTTGGCTGGTGATGATGTAAATGAGTATACATTAAGCACAGCATGGGATATTAGCACAGCTGTCTTTGTGACAAACTTTAGTGTAACCACTCAGGAAAACTCTCCTAGAGGTCTTGCGTTCAATAATGATGGCACAAAGATGTATGTTGTCGGCGCAACAAATGATACGGTCTACCAATACTCCACAGGCAGCACAGTCACGACAGGCAGCTTTGATCTATCGACAGGCAACTACTTCACAGACACGCCCAGCGCAGACGTAGAGTACACCTTCAGCAATGCTGGGGATGTGCAGACGGTTCAGGTTGAGGTGACGGGTAATAGTGCTGGATATGACCTTAGTAATGCGTCTTATGATAGTGTTAGCTTTAGTGTTGGTTCCCAAGAGGTCACACCTACTGGAGTTACATTTAATGAAAATGGCACTAAGATGTTTATCTGTGGATCGGGTGGGCGTGAGGTAAATGAGTATGCACTCAGTACAGCATGGGATGTAAGTACGGCATCTTACACCGCAGTTTTTAGCGTATCTGCTCAAGAAAGTGCGCCAGAAGATATTACATTTAAGCCAGACGGAACTAAAATGTATATGGTAGGTAGAGGTGGTGACGCAGTTTACCAATATAGTTTATCTACGGCTTATGATATAAGCACTGCCAGTTATGACAGCGTTTCATTATCTGTTGCAAGTCAGGATACTTTTCCTGATGGACTGAGATTTAGTAGTGATGGAACAAAACTGTTTGTTATAGGGGACAGCACTAATACCATATACCAGTATGATCTATCAACTGCATGGGACTTATCTACTGCATCATATGCAAGTAAAAGTTTTAGTGTTGGAACTCAGGAGGGAAATCCAACATCACTTGCATTTAATTCTGATGGGACAAAACTGTTTATTATAGGACGTAGCACAAGGGATGCGTTTCAATATACATTAAGCACTGCTTGGGATATTTCTACTGCATCTTATGACAGCATTACATTTGTGTTAGAAAATCAGGCTGGCGATCCTGTTGGTATGGCATTTAGTGCAGATGGGACGAAAATGTATGTTGTGGACTACAACACAGATTTAGTCTACCAATACTCCACATCCACCCCCATAACCATCACATGGGATGCAGACATAGAGTGGGCTGGCGGTACGGCACCTGATAGCCCTGCTGCTGGTGAGAAAGACCTATACACAATTACGACAGACGATGGCGGCACAACGTATTTCGGTGTGCAGTCTGGTGACGCATTCAGCTAAGTGGAGATGTGAAACATGGCGAATGATAAAGCATTTAAGATCAAGAACGGGCTGAGTGCCAAGCGGTACTTGCAGAGTAGCACAGCCGTAGCAGCTAGTGATGTGGATATGTCGCTGGGCAGCTACTTCACCAAGACGCTATCGGCTAACACTACGTTTACCTTCAGCAACCCACCAGCGTCAGGCACTGCTGGCAGCTTTGCGTTGGAGGTAACAGGTGCATCTACATATACAATCACATGGCCTAGCAGCGTCAAGTGGTCAGGAGCCACAACCCCAGATGCACCAGCGGCTGGCGAAAAGGATGTGTATGTATTCGTAACAACTGATGGCGGCACAACGTATTACGCCAAGCAAGCAGGAGATGCAGTAGCATGAGCAACTTAGCAATGATGATGGGCTTGGGTAGTGGTGCTGGGGGTACGCCTGTCCCAGATGCAATAGGCGCTGAATATGGTGGCGGTTATTATGCGGGTACTTTAATTGTTGATGAGTCTACAAGTTATTATTTGATTGTGGCCCCAAAGAGCAGTGGTGAGAGCAGCAGTAAGCAGTGGAAAACATCTAATACAGGGACTTCAGGCACTAATAGTCCGTATGACGGTGTTGTAAATACCGCCGCTTGTTTGGCAGCTAGTCCCTCTGCACACCCAGCAGCAGCGTACTGCGATGGGCTATCAATAAACGGGTATGATGACTGGTATTTACCGTCACGATATGAGTTGGAAATTTGCTATTATAACTTAAAACCTACAACGGACAGCAACTCTACTTCGCATGGGACGAATCCATATTCTGACCCAGTTAGAACATCAAACTATACAACAAGTGTACCTAGTCAAACATCTGCGACATTATTCCAATCAGGGGGAAGTGAGGCATTCGCTTCACCTTGGTTGGCATATCATTCATCAACATCAAATCAATCTAACGCAAACCACCAAATGTACTTTAATAATGGCCAAAGATTTACAGCAAGTCAAACTGATAGTCTGTATGTTAGAGCCATTAGGCGTGTGCTAATTTAGGACTTCAACCAAAGGAGAAAACCACAATGTCTTACGTTAAGATCACAAACGGGGCAGTAGCCAAGTATCCGTATTCAACGGGCCAGCTACGCCGTGACAATCCAAACGTATCATTCCCACGCAATATCCCTGTGGAGATCATGCGTCGTTATGGTATGCGCCCTGTCACAACAGAAGCAATGCCAGACTATGACCCGCTGACACAAAAGGTCGTAACTGCCACAACACCAACACGCAATGTTGTGCGCCTGATGACTGAAGAGGATGCGACTGATCCTATCACAAATGAGGTCAACGCTGATCTGGTGGGTACGCCTATCTATGGCAATGACTGGGTGCTGACCCGCACTGTGGTTGACCTAACAGCGGATGAAATTGCAGAACAGGATGCAATGACAGCAGAGGCTAACCGCAAGAAGCGGAATGCACTTATTGCTGAGACAGATTACTTTGCGTTGACCGATGTCACTATGGATGCAGCCATGACTAGCTATCGGCAAGCACTTCGTGATATAACTACACATAGTAATTGGCCTAATCTTGCTGATGAGGATTGGCCCGTAAAACCGTAAGGGTATATCCATGCCGCTAATCCCACTCCAAATTCCCAAAGGTCAGTACCGCAATGGTACTGACTATATGGCGCAAGGCCGCTGGCGTGACATCAACCTAGTTCGCTGGCACGATGACACATTGCGTCCAGTGGGCGGTTGGCGGCAACGTCAAGAAGTCGACATTGGCGGCGTTTCACGTTCAATCATTGCGTGGGAAGATAACTCAAGCAATCGCCATATCGCCACAGGTACAGACCAATATCTCTATGCAATAAATGCCGCTGGTGATGTAACAGACATTACCCCCGCTGCATTTACGCAAGGCTTGATCGACGCTGGTATCAACACAGGGTTTGGTGGCAGTTTCTTCGGAAAAGAAGAATACGGGTTGCCTCGCTCAGACGAAGGCCAAGTTATTCCCGCTACGGTTTGGTCGCTTGATAACTGGGGGCAAAACTTGCTTGCCATGTCACCAGATGACGGGAAGCTATATGAGTGGTCGCTCAATGTGGCAAACCCTGCGGTACAGGTCACAAACTCACCAGTGGATTGTTCTGGGTTTATGGTGACAGAGGAACGCTTTGTCGTTTGCTTTGGTGCTGGCGGGAATAGTCGCAAAATCCAATGGTCAGACCAAGAAGACAATACGACTTGGACACCCGCTGCGACAAACCAAGCTGGTGACATCGAGTTGCAAACAAACGGCGTAATCCTGTCTGGTGTTAGAACACGCGGTCAATCTCTGATCCTAACAACAGAAGAT